GCATCAGAAAGGCCGGCGTAGATCACCGTGCGAGACTGTTTGTCACGGAGCTTTTCCGCTTCGTCGTCCAGGTAGTGGTCACACTGGCGATTGAAGTCGGCTTGATTCGTGGCGAGCAGTGCGACCGGCTTGAACTTTTCGTTGTATTCGTGCACGCGCCAGTGCAAGAGGTCGGGCCGCTTGACGATCTTGAGCGTGTCTTCGCCCTGCGCAATGACTCGCGGCTTCTGGCCATGCTGCCAATCGCCGTCGAACCCACGCCAGTTGATCGCTACGCGCAGGGCCAGTTCGGCCGCCTGTGCTTTGTTCTCGCTCATCCGGTAGACGCACTGATGGAACCGCACCATGCCGCGCTCCGTGTCGATCGTGAACCCCTGATCGGCGTGCGTGTAGATGTCGCTGCGATTCTGAGAAGACCCGATTAGTGCCTTGCGATCCTCCTTGGGGATTGGCAAAGCTACTGGGATATCGCCGTAGCGGGTCTTGGCCAGCTTGATTGGATTCGCGATTGGCCGCAGCTCGTTCATATGCTGGTCGCCGGTCAGATCATTCGTCCACACTCCATAGACGAGTGCCGGTGCCGGCCGATAACCTTCCCCGACGTCCTGAATCATGGCCACGCGATGATCGAGAATGGGCAGGATGTCGCGCCGACGAACCACAAACGTCAGGCCGCCATTGTCGACCGTTTGCAAAATCAGGATCGGCTCTTTGATGCGATACCACTTGTAGACGGACTTGCGAGCCGCGGCGTGCGCAACAAAATTGCCGGTCGCGCCCAGGATGGAAGCCCAGGCTTCGATATCACTGTCATCACCCCATCCGTTCGGCGGGGCATACGACAGATCATCGATGCGCTTGATCGAGCCGTCCGTGTCCTCGCCCACTGCTTCCAAGGGCAGGTCCACTTCGGTCTGCGCCCGGTCTCCGACGACCACGATCCGCCCCGGCTTGATATGCGCAGAGACGCCAGCAGAGACCCGGAGCGTCGTCTCATTGACAGGTGCCTCTTTGTCCGCATTACCCTTGCCCGCTTTGACGAGATAGATTTTGTTGTCCGTCCGCAGCGTGACTCGGCAGCCGAACTTCTCGACCAGCGTGGCCAATTGCTGGGCGGGGTTGTCGTAGTCCCAATCGATCTGCGGCCGCGCGAAGTCGGGCAGGTCCGCGACCCAGCCGTCTTCTAGGTTCTCGCCCATAGCCTCCAAGCAGAACTTGGCCAAGCGGCGGGGAGACTGCTCGCGGTCGACCTGGATGTCGTTCCCCTTGACGATGCGGCGGACGTTGTACCAGCCGGAGATGTAACCGAACTGCCAGCGCCAACGACGATCGTAGATGCGCAGGGAGGAGGTGTATCCGTCTGGCGAGACTTCCAAGCTAGAGCCATCGAGCTTGCAATCGCGGAAGACGAGCCGCTTACCGTCGTACTCAAAAACCACGTCGCCGATCGAGTCGGAGAACGTCCGGTCATCTTCCACCAATGGAATGGTGATTGTGATGATGCCCGGCGTGATCCCGTGACCGAGCGTGTAGCTGGCGGAAAGGATATCGGGCAAGCCAGGGAATGAGACGATGCCTTGGGGATCGGCCACTTAATATTCCTTCGCCTGATTTCGGTGAAACTCAGCAGTGCGCCGGAGTGTGCTGCAAATCCTCTCAGCCACTTCGCGGGGGTCCATCAGCGGCAACTCCGGATTGTTGACGAAGTCGTGCTCAGCCCATTTGGCGACGGCATCCAGTCCATCAGCGATGGCGATAGAACTGACACGCATTGCGTACGCTTTCGTCGCGGCATCTAGGTCAGGCTTCGGTGGTGCTTGTGCGACCATGCGGGGCTCAACCTTTCCGTCGATTTCGGACCAACTTGTTCAGACCGCCAGCGATCGAGCTTCCCAACTCGCGAATCCAATCGCTCGACAATCCCAGGAACTTGCGCTGCGGCACGCGGCTTGATCCGTCCTGGTGAACGTGCGCGTAAGGGACTGCATCGCCACGGATGCCCACCGTGATATGCCGATCGCCGATGTCTTGGATCATGTCGCCTTCGTCGAGCGGTTCGCCCGTCGCTGCCGAGCGCATCCGCGTTGTTTCGACTAGCTTGGGGGGCGGCTCGCGCCTTGACTTCAAAGGTGCCCAAGGCTTGCCGCTGGGGTCTTGTTCGGTCTCAAAGTTGTCCTTGATCCCTTCGTAAACGGTCTGTAGTGGCTCGCCACTGAGTTCATCCTTCAGCGGGGCACTGCTCAGAATCCGTTCGAGATTGAACAGATCGGCGACAGCTTCATCGGGTGTCATCGTTCGTAGCTCCTAAGTGATTCGATATGCGGTGTGCGGGTTACCAGCGGGGAAGCGATGGACGCTCCACGAGTTGAATAGTGCGACCATCGTCATAGAGACTGAATTCGTCGTTTAAGTGCCCGACGATGTGTGGCTCCGGACGTTCAGTTCGCAGTCGGCCAACAAGTTGCGAGCACATCTCCAAGGCATCCGGCCCGTCGTCATGCTTGCCGAGCGGGAAGTCTTTTAGCTGCTTGACCAGCAGGGTGGCGCCCGGCGAGTTGCGCTTGAATCGCACCATGCGCTGCGCGAACGCGCCACCCAGCCCGCGAATGCGGATTTCCTTCTTAATCATGTTGTGCAGCAGCTCGATCGTCGGGCTGTATCCACGCTGCCACAACGCCGCACGCAATGGAGCGCCGATCAGTTCTTGAAACCCGTTGACCTCCAGCCCAATCGCGTGCGGCTGAAATTCCGAATAGCGCTGCGCGGCATCGAGTACCATTTGCTCAACAGGCCGACGAACCAAGTCCGCATCGACATAAACCCACTCGTTGCCGTGCTCGTCGACCGAGATCCCAAACCAGACGATCGCGCTGTAGTCGCCCTTCTTAGCGTCCTTCCCCTTGCTGGGATCGATGGCCATCACCTTCAGTGGCATGTCCTGGGGCCATTCATCGAACCAGATATCGTCTCCCTCAAAATAGGTCTGCGGCCACTCCGCGCTCGTGTGTTGCGTCGGGTGTTGTTGATAGAGGGCATTCCACCAAAATGGATCGAGCACCGCGCGCTTTTTCTCCAGCTCGATAAGTGGCCACATTTCAGGCCACAGCGCTTCGCCAGCCCGACGGAATAGCGTTCCGTCTGCGAGGTGCTCGTCTTCTTCGGCGATCGCCGGAAATACCAGTTCGTCCCACGCTTCGCCCGTGACTTCGCCACGCTCAAGATTGCGGCCGGCGAGGTCGTCTTGATGCCAACGGGTCATCACCAGCACGATCGAGCCGCCCGGCTGCAAGCGTGTGCTCGCCACTGCCTGATACCAGTCCCACACGCTGTCGCGGTACGTGTCTGACATAGACTCTTCGGCGCTCTTGATCGGATCGTCGATCACGAGCAGGTGTGCGCCTTCGCCCGTTGCGGCACCGCCGACGCCAACGGCCAGCAAACCACCTTCGTGCTTGTGGACCTCGAATCGATGGCGGTTGCGCATGCTGGGATCGAGTTTGATCCCGAAGATCGAGCCGAACTCATCGATTTGTTCGCGAACCTTCTTGCCCCACTTGCCGGCGCTCTCGTCAGAGTACGTCGCCAGAATCACCCGGTTGTGCGGATGGGTCAGCAGATACCACGCCGGGAAATACTTGGATATCAGTTCCGACTTGCCGTGCCGCGGCGGCATCGATACCACCAATCGCCGGGTGCGCCCTGTCGCCACTTCCAGGAGCTTGCGATTCAACTGGTCCAAGTGCGGCGCGAGCTTCCAGCGTCCCTTGCTGGTCGTCAACGCGTAGGCCGCTGGGCTGCCGTAGCGCGTCAGAAAGTCCAACTGCGAGTTGTCCAAGCTGGGTGATGCCGTGCTCATTGCTCAGAATGCCTTGCAGGATGTTGACGTTGACGGTTTGCGGGCCATCGCCAGCCAGGCGGACGCCCCCGATTTGCAGCGCACGGTCAATCGCTCGCTGCGCTTGTTCCATGAATCGCGGGTCGTCGTCGTGCTCGCGCGCTTTGCAGTAGATCGAATCGAGCCGCAGCAACTGCTTGGCGATAAACCGATCGGCGTGCTTGAGCTGATCGCGCCGAAGCCTCTCCAAAACGATCTTGATGTCGTACCGAATCTGACTGCGCGAGAAGCCAAGATGCTGTGCGATTCGCTCCTGCGACCAGCCCATCGCCAGTTTTTCGGCGACGATCGCCATGTCGCGTTCGCGCTCGAAATCATTGCGCTTTGTCGCCGGCATCAATACTCCACGATCAAACCATCTTCGATACCCGACTTGACCAGCACCGGAGCGGTGCCCCACGCGATGCTGGCAGGCTCGAACTTAAGTCGCTCGAGCTTGGCGATTTCGTTCTCGACTTCAGCCAGGCGCGTTTGCAACCGGCTCAACTCAGCGCGATGATCGGCGAGACCAGCGCCCTGCTGCTTCACGCGATCCAGCAACCGTTCCGCCTTGGAGACGTTCGCAGGAATCGCAGGGGGCACGCCGGGTTCCGAGCGAATCTGCCGCAGCCAGTCAGGAAGTTCCATCGAGTGCGATTGGTCGTCTTCCACGAGAACGCCTTGGCCATCCCGCCAACATTTGATCTGCTTAGCCATCGTCGGGGCTTGCTCGGCTGCGGTAATTGCAGCCGGGATGGTGTTTTGCTGTAGGTGTGCGATGCGGCTATGAAGTTCGCTCTGTTCAGCGCCCAGGGCCAGCCGCTTACGCTCTATGCGAGGGTCACACGTTTTTAGCAGCCGCTGGCGAGCCGCCGTCTGCCGATCGGAGTGCTTGCTGGACTTCGATCGCCACTCAGATTGCGTGACGGTGAAGCCCCGATCGTGCTCAGCACGCTTGGTCATCAGTTCGGCGATCTGCCCATCGATCTGCTGCATTGCCGCAGCGTGGTTGCGATTCTCCGCTAGGAGTGCGTCCAGGTCAGGCGCAGGCTCAGCGATCGTGGCTGCGTCGGTGATACGCTGAGTAAGAATGCCCGCGACTTGTCGCAACTCGTGCGTTGCCACGCCCAGCAACGCCGCTACCTCATTCATCTCCGCATGGTCTGGCATTTTGCCAGATTGGAGGATCGCCACGAGTCGCGTGATGCCCTCGTCACGCGATTGACTGACCATTACGTCCAGTTCGCCAAGAATTGCTGTGCTCATTTCGTTCGTCCTTGTGATATTGAAGTTGCTTGATTTGTCGCCGCTCATTGGAGTCGCCCGGTCAGCATCAGCGGCCAACGCCGCGGCTTGCGCGATGTAGGTGGCACGATCTTGATTTGGTGCATCCGCCGCGCAATCACTGGCGAACCATTGGGCTCCACTAGCGGGTTGCCGTCTCCGGGGTGAGTGAAGTCGCCGCCCGACCAAAACGCCGTGCTGTTCGGATAAGTCGATGGGTTGTTGGCCGCGTCGGTTTCAATGTCGGAAAAGCTAATCAGGCCGCCCTTCTGGTACTTGAAGACAGCATCGCGAATCATTGCATTGAAGCTTGTGATCGCAGCCAGCACTGTCGCGCTATAGCCTTTGACTGTCGCGCTCGATGCGGTATAGGTGCCAGTAGCGGCAGAAGTGTCGATTCCGGTTGTGTTCGTGGAATCGTAGAGCGTAAATGTGTTTGCCCCGGTCACGCGGGCGTACCTCACGCCGTTGATATCGACCGACAGTCCAGCCGCGCCGGTAATAGCAATCCCGACGTTGGTGCCGTTCGTCAGTCCATGGCCCGCCGAAGTGCAGACTGCCGGGTTCGCCTTAGAGACTGCCGACAGCGTGAAGCTTCGCGTCCGCGGGAGCATCGTGGCTGCCCAAACGCGATTCTGATTGTTGGTCCACAGTTGCAACGCCTGGACGTACAGGTCACGGAGCTTATTCAGCACCGGCGTGGCATCGCTCGAGCCGAGCCCCGACAGGTCGTTGATCGACCCGCCGTCAATGCTCATGATCTCGCAGCCCTTGGTGAACGTCATGCCGGGAAGGATGCGCGTCGAGAAGTCGCGGCGCGTCAGTCCAGAGCGGCCGATCGGTATGATGATGCGACGGGCCATGCCGTATTCGAGCAGCGGGTAGTAGCCGCCCGGCAGGCTGGTTGTCTCTTCTCCGAACGGGAAGCTGCGGGCAACGTGCGCTGCCGTCTGGATGATCGGAGTCGTCGTCGTGTAGGGCGCGCTGGTGAGCGAATCAACACAGGCCAGCGATGGCCGACGACACACCGCAATAAAGCCACACTCGATGGCCGTGGCACCCGGGACAGCGTCGTACTTCGTCACCCCCAGCGAAGTGAAGGTCGATGGCGACCAGTCTGGTAGCGGACCAGAAATGATCGTCCCCTGCTGAGAATTTCCAACGGTGGCTTGTGCCAGGCTCATGTCAATGAGCGAATAGCAGGCGGTTCCGCTCTTGTGCAAATGCAAGATCAGGCAGTACCGCGTCGTCGTGACTTCCGACGCCTCGCCAGCGTTGTAGTACCCGAGGTTAGTAACCGTCCCCGAGCCATAAGTGGCGTAGAGCGTCCCGACCGCAGCGCCACTCACAATGGTTCCCGCTAGCTGGAACGTGTAGAACGGCGTCGAATCGTCGCTGCCGTAAGTTCTCAACGTCAGTGTTCCATTGCTGCCGTCCGTGGTTTTCTTCGGGACGTGCAGGTCCGACCAGACGATATGCGCCCAGCCCTCTTCGTTGAATGGCAGTGTGCCAATCTGGTCGATCGTGGTGGCGATCGGGTTGTTGCCCGCGCCCGTGAAATGCAGTTTGTGGCGAAACGGCGATTGACCAGCAGCGTTGTTGTACTGCGTATTGACCGCGATTGTGCCTGAGCCCGACACCTGGAACTGTCGGCCCTGCGTGATGCCGCCAGACTGCGCCGTGGCGAATGGCAGGAACTGCTTCGTTACTTGGGCACTGACATCCTCAAGGTCGTAGCTCGGCCGGCAAGTGAATGTCGTATCGTTCGCCGTCTGGATCGGTCCGGTGATGCGGTAGCCAATGCCAGCCAGTTGCGGCGGCACGATGGCGAGCGTCTGAGCGCTCCAGGTAATGCCCGTCATATCTGTGACGACGGTCTGCGCCAGCACGCCGTTGACAAACACCTCCATCGTGCCTGAAGCGTTGTAGAACAAGTGCAGCGTGATGCGCGACCATTTGCCGACAGTCAAGCCCGAGAGACCGCCGCCAAAGGTGCTCGGCTGGGCAATCGGAATCGGCCCCCCGAAGTTCGCGCTGCCATCGTTCGCCTGATAGAGGGCCGAAGGCGCAGTGCTCGCCGAGTTGCCGACATAGATGCCAAGAGAAGGCGCGTTGTAGCCGCTCGATGCGTTGACGCTCACCCGGCAGAACGTGTAGTTGCCAGAGGTGATCGGCACGAACAGGTAATCTGCTTTGTTGGCGTCCTGCGTGGTTGAGCCGTTCCAATACGGCATCATCCAGAAGTCGATCCAGTAGTGGTTATTGACTCCACCGC